AAACCGATGACTGCTGCTACTGCCACTGCCCCGTCGTTCAGTCCGACGGTAATGTCATTATTGCCAGTCAACGCCTCTGTGCCGTAATCGTGATAGATAGTGGCCCCCAGAAACTCGATCAGCTTGCCAGTGCCTGGGGCCGCCACCAGTTCCTTTGCCGTTGTTCCCAGCCCCTTGATCTCAGCATTGCTCAGGCTTATAGTAGCTGTCTGAATTATACCTGGCGCCATCTTGTCAGTTGTGATCGCTTCATCAGCTATACCAGCAGTGGGGATGCTTCCTGCCGGAAGCAACACCTTCCCTGTGGGGCCATCAAAGCGGAACACTTCTGCGCCGGTTGCGCACACGGTGACAATGAAACTCCCGCCGGACCACTTACTCTTAAATACCCCGGCTACAGGCTTTTGTGGTTGCTCGCTGAAGAAGTTCATTTCATCACCTCTTATGCGGACTCGATGTATGCACCATCGTCCAACGGAATATATACAACGGTGGCTTTAATCGCTCCGGTTGCGTCAGCAGCGGTATTGAAACCGATCACGCCCGGTTTCAGCACGATATCGTAAGCGCTATTGACTGCGGTACCAATGGTCACACTCATGGCCGTTGCGGGTAATCCGGTAATGCCATACAAAGTGCCTGCAACATCCCCATTGCATTCAACCGCAGCGGATAGATCGACGGGGTTGCCACCGGTAGGCGTGTGGTTGAATTTACAAGCGTTTGCCTTAGCCTCTAACCCCGTGGTCACTTCGCCAAGTAAAGTTTTAACGATCACCCGACCACCAACAACGGTAAAAAGACTTTTAGTACTGATGCCGGCAATGGCAACGGCCGCTTTTTCGACCATGATCCCATTGACTACCTTTCGTGCAGCCTTACCTTCCAAAAAATCACTCACTGGTTTTACCTCCCCTTTTAAGAGTAGGGCGGGATATACCCGCCCCCATTATTAGTTAGTTATTGCAGGATCAAGGATTGCGGCCTTCGACTTGGGAATCAGGAAGAAGTCAACCGCCAGGATGTTGGCCGCGTTCGAACCGGCAGATGTTACATACAGGCAGTCGAAGTCGTTCGCCACGTCCATCGATTCAGCCGGATCAACCTCAAACCACACAACTTTATTGGCTACGCCAGCATCCAACGCGTAATTTACAGCCGCGGCTCTTTCAGTCAGCAGGTCGCTTGCGGATACGTCCAGGTTAGACCATATCCTCAGGGGCGTGGTAAACACCGCGCCGCCAGCACCTGCAACATTGGTGGCCTGCATCGGTACGGTGGTGTGCACGTTGGCCTGGGTCTGTTGCATCGTGACCATGATATACGCCTTGGAAAAGTTTTTGAGGCATACGATGTCAGAGGTCAGGTTCCCGTCAGCCTGGGGCGGCAGTCCAACAACATGCTTAATTTCTTGGGGCAAACATTTAATCATTTGTTTAATCCTCCCTATTCTAATTTTAAACTACCCGGCTATTAGGCGCGGGTAGCCAGAGTTACAAACGAGCTGCGCTGATTGGAGCTGTTCTTGATAGTCAGAGCCGACCGGCGCTTAGGCATACCATTAGCCCGGAAAATAAACCGGAAACAATTCTGAGCGGTTAGGAACTGCACATGGATAGAGGTTGCCGCATCGATGCCGCCCTTGTAAGCCAGCATGTACTGAGACAGATCCACCAGGTTGATGTCTCCAACGGTGCCAAGCGCCGAGCAGTGATCGCTTTCCAGAATCCTCTTGCCGCGGAGGGTATCCAGGGTTCCTTCAGCAGTGGCAGGTAGGTAAACAGGCACTCCACCGACCCCAACCGGGAAGGACAAGAAGTCCAGCTGCTCATGGCAGTCCGGGTGCATAACCCAGGCCAGGCCCGCAGTTTTGTCCAGCGCACGATTGTACATCTTGGAAATGTTATTCCACAGAATAGTGGCCGCCGGTTGCCCGCCTTCTTTCGCCACGCTAACGGTTCCGCCACCTGCCAAGAATCCCAGAGGCTTGCCTACGCCAGTCCCAGAGATAATGGTGTTTTCCAGTTCTCTGCGGATAGCCGTGGTAAACGCACGGGTATAAAGCTCATTCACGAAACTGGAGTCTTTTTCAAGCTCATAGGTCGCATAAGCCAGCCCCATGAGTTTTTGGAGTACCAATTCACGTTCCACCAGGGTCGGATTAGATGCAGTTACTGCCGCTGCCTCAGCTGCCCAGTACACCTGAACGCCGCCGAACACGGTAGTGGCTATGCTGGTCTCATCAACATCGACCCACTTAACGGAGTTAGAGCCGTCGGTCACTTCATAACTGTCAACCAAGTCAAGGATCTGACTCTCCTTTACCGCGCTGCTCATCATTAATCCCGCAAAGTCGGTCTGCACTGCAAAGCCGCCATCGGAACCGAGCCCCTCATTGCCTCCCAGCGGCAGGTTGCTGAACTTATTGATCTGGAGCAGTCTTTCGTCAATCTGTCCGGTAGTCGCAGCTGCGCGAACTGAGCAGAGTTGATCCACCAGGCTCTTGAACATCTTGGGTGCGCCAGTGTCCGGGCTGGTCACTATGGGTCTGTTTACGGGAGTGTTTTCAATAACTTCTCTTGCGTTTACTGCATCTTCAGCAGCGATGGCCTTCTCCAGTGCCTTAATCTCAATCTCCAGAGCATCAAACCTCTGGCTTTCTTCGTCGGTAAAGCCCCGACCCGCACCCTTGGCCACGTTTAATAACGCCGCCTGAGCATCAATCTTTGCCTTCAATTGCTGTCTAAAGTCCATTATTAAGTCTCCTTTCATGATTGACATGTATTTTGATGTATAGATCCAGGGGCGCTTGCTCTGGTTCGGCCCTTGGCTTCACCAATCCATCCGGTTCATTGTTGTCAGGCTTAACCTGGTCTAACACTTCACTAAGTAAGTCCCGAGCCTGAACAAGCCTGTTTTCATTACTTACCGACAAGACTTTGCCCTCACCCTTAATTACTTTCGCAGTAAAGGCAGGAGCGTTGTGGAACCGCGATAAGTCCATCTCCTGCCCGTTGATAAACAGTTTTCCACTTCGGGTCGATGCTGCAACTTGCGTATGTTCTTCAAGTTCATCAGCAAACCCATATTCGAGCGCCTCCGCAGCAGTCATCCATGTTTCCGCTGTCATTAATTCGACGATTCTCTCTCTGTCTAGTCCGGTTTTCTCCTCATAGGCAGCAACTATGGATTCGTCAATCTTGTCCATGTCATCTGCCATCTTCCGCATATCGTCTGCGTTGCCTAACATGATTGTCCATGCCTTATGTATCATCTGCATGGCATTAGCCGGCATTATTACCTTGTCGCAGGCGGTCAGAATAACTGATGCTATAGATGCAGCCAGTCCATCAACATATGCCGTCTTGTACGCACTGTGCCGCTTCAGCATCGATCTAATGGCATGACCTGCAAATACGTCACCGCCGGCAGAGTTGACATAAATGTTCAGCGTAGTTATGTCTCCTAGCGCATCCAAGTCTTCCTTAAACTGTTTGGGAGTGACCTCATCTCCCCACCAGGAGTAACTGGAGATCTCGCCGTAGAGCATCAGTTCCCCAACATCGGGGTCAGCCTCCTTGGCTTTAAATTGCCAGAACTTCTTGGCTTTCAATAGACTTCACCCCTTTCGTAAGCCATCCCCATAAGGTTAAATAACTTCATCGCCTACCCCCTCCCCTCGTTGATCATCTTGAATATCTGATCGGCAAGGGCTTGGGTTTGGGCTTCCGGTGGTTCCTTGCCCGCTTCACCCATATTGAGCGGCTCCAGATAGCGGTCGCCGTTCTCAATCGGATTCATATTTTCGAGTTTCCTGATGTCATTGACCGACATCCAGCCCCACTGCCTAGCGGTTGCATAGGCGGTTGCCCGGCTGGCGGCGTCGCCCCGAAGTAATGAGTCAACCTTGAACTCGAGATAATAGCCCGCTTTTCTCTCCTGGATGGTCAGCAGTTGCTGGTTGATGGCCTCCTCCCAGCGCTTGAACCAGGGCAGCATGGTGTACATAACAAATTCAAGCGACTGCTGCTCTATATTGCTAAACGTAGCTTTGTCCAGGTTCTGTATCAGGTGCAGCGGCACCCTATAAATCCGCGCGATGTCCTCAGTCTGAAATCTCTTATTCTCGATCATCTGGGCGTCAGCCGGCTTGATGGTAAACTGCGAGAACGTCATGCCTTCTTCCAGGATCAGCGGCTTGCCCAGGTTGGCCATCCCGGTGTAGTTCTTGGTCAGTTCATCTTTCAGTCGCGCGAAGGCCGCATCTGACATGGCATTGGGATGGGTAAACGCCCCGCTGGGATTCACGCCGTTCTCATAAAGTTTGTTGCCATAAGCCTGATAGTTAAGCCCCAGCCGGATGGCTGAGGCCGCGTATTCTATGGGACTGAGGCCGATTACACCGTCGAGGGACATCCCCGGCAAGTGGAACACCTGCTGGCGAGTCAGTATCCGCTCATTGTTACCCTCCCGGACCTTATAGATTAGACGGTTGTCTTTGTCGCGCTCGATTCTAACCGCATTCCACGGGTACGGGTACAGTCCCAGGAGGCCCCCATTGGCGTTGACCAGCCTTTCGCAGACCGCATTGCCGCCGGTATTGAGCGAGATCATGCACGATTCCTTGAAGGAAAACGGGCTCATCTCATCGTTAGGCGAGTTATGGAGTATGTCGTAGATAGCCAGGTCGTTGACCTGCTCCCGCTCTCCGTCTTTACCCTTGCGGTACAGCATGGCCGGCATGGCCGCCAGGGTCTCGGACAATACCCGGACACAAGCAAACAGGGCCGCATACTTCATGGCGCTGCTGGTGGTCACCGGCACCTGGCCGCTGATGACGGGTATGTCATCGCCCCTTACAAAGGCCCGATTAATCTCATCCCAGGCAGAATTATTAAATAACAGTTTGGCTTTTTGCCATAGATTCAAGGTTTCACCTCCTATAAAAGCGACCGCATACCGCGATCCTCGTAGACTGATTTATCATTTTGATGTACTATCGCCCTGGTCATGGCGTTAATAGTTGCCACTACCCCATCTATGCGCTCTATGCGTGGGCCTTTAATCGGCCGCACATTCTCGTTCTCATCCATCTTCACTTCGACATTGCCGATATTCCAACGGAGTACCGGATGCCCATCGTGCATTATTTTTTTACCCATAGCCAGTTGCTCGATCTCTTTCATGGCCGGCGACATAGTTTTGTAACCTTGCCGCGCTTCCACCATGGTCAGCCCCGCATCCTCCAGGTGGATGGCGGTCTGGGTAGCGTTCCACGGGTCAAAACCGATCTCCAGGATGTCGTATCTGTCACGCAGGTCAATCACCTGCTGCTCGATGTAGGCATAGTCGATGACGTTGCCCGGTGTGGTGTTGATATGTCCCTGCCGCACCCATTCGTCGTATTTCACATGGTCACGCTCCACCCGCTCCTTGATGGCATCCTCCGGTATCCAGAACCAGGGCAGGACCACCCACTTTTTGTTGATGTCATCGGGCGGGAACAGCAGGACAAAGGATGTTAAATCGATCTTGGAAGATAAATCGAGGCCGCCGTAGCACGGCCGCCCCTCTAATCGTTTTATATCGATCTTGCGTTTGCATAAGTCCCAAAAATCCAGGCCCAGCCACTTACTGGACTTGATTTTCTCCCAGGAATTTAACCGTAACCAGCGGAAGTTCTTTTCCTTGGCCAGGTTGCCTTGCGACGATATGTACTGATCCCGTACTTTTTCGATATCGACGGTATGCCCCAGAGATGGATTCACTTTGTGCCACAGTTTTTCATCGCCCCAGGCAATCTCATCTACCGGCTCATACTCCCGGCCGGTCCAGATCCGCTTGTTGTCATTGTCGGCCCCGTAGATCATGGCGTAGAATGTCGGGTCAACCTTGGCCCCCGTCAGGACGTCTACTGCTTTTTGGTGTACCTCCCATCCTACGCTGCCATGGTCCGGGTCATCCCCGGCGGTGGTAACAAAAAAGAACAGTGGCTGCGTTCTGGCGTCACCGGATCCGTCGGTCATTACGTCATACAGCTCCCGATTGGGCTGGGCGTGGAGTTCGTCAAAGACTACGGCGTGGACGTTGAGCCCGTGCTTGCTGTAAGCCTCGGAGCTGAGCACCTGGTAGAATGACCGAGTTGGCATATATACCAGCCGTTTTTGGCTAAGTACCGGCTTGATAACCTTCTTGAGCGCCGGTGATTGGTCCACCATATCCACTGCAACGTCGAATATTATACTGGCTTGCATCCGATCGGCAGCGCAGCCATAGACCTCAGCTGCCCATTCATTATCGGACGTCATACATAGCAGCGCGATGGCGGCCCCCAATTCAGACTTGCCCATCTTCTTTGGTATCTCCAGGTAGGCGGTGGTGTATTGCCGGTAGCCGTTGTCCCGGACGGTGCCGAAGATATCCCGCACCGCCTGGTCCTGCCAGGGCAGCACGGTAAACTTGGTACCGCGCCAGATCCCCTTGGTGTGCTTCAAGTTTTTAATAAACTTTATGGCATGGTCAGCCTTCTCCGGATCATAGTACATGGTCCTCACTTCCTACTGAGCAGCTGCTCCATTTCATCGATCTCTTTTTCATCGACCTTTAGGTCAATCCTGGACCGTGCCGCCGGAGTCATGCCGAACTCGGTTAGAAACGACTTCATCTGCTCAACGGCTTTATTGGCAATGGCCAGGTAAGGACTCTGCATCGGGTACCCATTCGGAGACTTGACTAACATCCCATGTTTGCGGATCATATTCTCTGCTTCCACCCACCGGCTATAAGCCATGCAGTAAGCGGCCAGTGCCGCCATGTCTATCTTAGTCAACAACCCCAATGGTTCAAGGTCGATTGACACCCTTTTCCACTCCCTCTTTGCAGCAGCGTTTAAGTGGGTTGGGCATTTTGGCATCACCGGCGCTGGTTTGGGTTCGTTTTTTGGTAATGGCCGTCGGCCCGGATTACCCTCAAGTAGTTTTAATACAGTCGGTTTGCGTGGCCTTCCTGCCGTCATTACCCTCACCTCCCCCAGGTATTTCTATTACCTCTGCCAGCCACTCCCACCAGGTTGTCCCCTTCCGGTGTTGAACCAAACAGGGACGGATTGACATTGGCCCGATTACTATATATCCTGCGGCCCTTAGCTTTTTGTATGTCTGTGCAACGGCCTCGCCGGGTGTCTGCGCCCAGGCTCTGCCTTGCATATAATATTTAACCATTTACTAGCTCTGCCTTCTGGCCGACATAACCGAGCCGGTTACCAAACTCGGGGACGTATGGCAGTTAGGCAAACACCGCTTAATGTGCGGAGATAGCACCGACAATGAAATGGTTGATAAATTGATGGGTGGAGTGGTGGCA